CTCGTCGTTCGCGGCCTCCATGCCGCCCACGGACAGCAGCTTCAGGTCCAGTTGGAACGCCGACATTTTCGCGTCGGCCGTGGCCGTCTTGTCGGCGAGCGTGGCCTGCGCGGCGGCCAGCTGGTAGGTGTTGGACGCGGCCGCCGGGGAGATCATGCCGGCGGTGGCTGCCTTCGTGCCGGCCACGACACCGTTGAGGATGCGCATCTGGCCGGCGGTCTGCCCGGTCGCGTCGCCCAGTTGCTTCGCGTTCGTCTTGGCCGTGCCGTAGGAGGACACGATGCCCGGCAGCGCCTCCAGGAGCGCCCTGGCGGCCTCTTTCGCCGAGTTGGATGGCGCGTTCCACTGCTCGTCGGCCAGCATCTGCTGCAGCTTGCCCAGCGGCGCGCCGCCCTGTTCGACCGCCGCCGTGAAGTCGTTCATCGAGATACCGGCCGCGGACAGGTCCTGGGAGATCGACTGGGCGGATCCGCCGAACCGGATACCGAGCAGGGTGAACCCGCGGCTGGCGTCGTCGGTGTTCTGCGCCAGGCTGATCAGAGCCTTGTTAACGCTCGCGTCGATTCGGCCGCCGGAGCCCTCCAGGGCCGACGTGAGGGACAGGGTCTGCTGTTGTAGCTGCGATTCCTGTTTGGTCGCATCGCCCATGACCGACGAGTAGAGGGTGATGCCAGCGACGATCCCGGCCGCGGCGGCACCGAACGCGCCGGACGCTGTCTGCACGAACTTCCCCACCTGCGTGCTGGCCTTGCCCAAACCGCCCTCGGCCTGCTTGCCGAACGACTCCAGTTTCTGCCCGGTCCGGTCGACCAGGCCCTGCACGACGGAGAAACCCTTCCACGCGGCCACGAACGGCACCACGTCGGCGGCCAGCACGCCCAGCAGCGGCGACATGGGCCGTAGCACGCTCAGCACACCGGAGGTGACGCCGAGCACAGCGCCGAGTTGGTTGGTCAGGCCCGGCAGCGCACCCCCCGACAGGCCGGTCACGGTGCCGACCAGGCCGGCGATGGTGGCGTTGATGCGCTGGCCGTCCTGCGACCACACGTCGGCCAGCTGGTTGGTCAACGTGAAGATGCCGCCCAGCACCGACGACGTCAGCGGGCCGAGGTCCTGGACGGCGACGCCGTAGGCACCGGCTCGTTGCGACATGGTGCCGAACGAGTCGCCGACCGACTCGCCCAGCGAGGCGATCAGCGACGCGGTGCCCTGGATGACCGGCTGCGAGTTGCGCAGCGAGTCGGTCATACCGGGCATGGCGTTGAGGGCGAACTGGTCGACGCCGGCGGTGAGGGTGCGCAGGTCGGGTCCGGCCGCCCGGAACGAGGTGGTCAGCTCGTCGCGTAGTTCGCCGACGGTCTGCTGCATCGACGCGGCGGACTGGGCGATGAACGGCACCGTCGACGCCGAGGCGCCCCGCACCTCCGCGACCACCGTCGTGGCCATCGTCTTGTAGGAGGCCACGACTTCGGCGTTGGACTTGTTCGCCAGCACTGCCAGGCCGATGAACCCCGTGTCCAGGGCGGCCGCCAACAGGCCCCCGGCCGGTGTGGCACCGGCCGCCACCCCGGCGATGATCAGTTTCGTGACCAGTTGCATGCCCTGCCGCGTGGACGCTTGGGCCTTCGAGGTGTCCACGTCGACCGGGACCTTCACGCCGTCGCCGGCGGTGGCTTTCGCGACGGCCTTGTCCATGTCGGCGCGTAGCTTCGCCGCGTCGGCCTGCGCCCGGATCGGCACGTCGATCTGGGTGCGGATCTGTCGGATGCGCTCGTCGACGCCGGCCTTCAGGTCGGCCGCGTCTTCGGGTTCCATGGTCAGCTTGACCTTGGAGATGTCCCGCAGCTCGGCCAGCGACCCGGGCAGGTTCGCCCGCAGCTGCTCGGTGTCGGCGGTGACCGGCACCTTCAGGAAGTCCTTGGACAGGGCCCGCACCGACGCGGCGACCTTGGCGCGCCACGCGGCGTCGATCGGGTTCTCCGCGCGTGTGGGCACGTCCACCGGGTCGGGTGCCTTACGTGGCCTGGGCACGACCGGTGGCTGCACCTCGACCGGAACCTTGATCGAGGTGTCGCCGGCGGCGTTGACGACGGCCCGCACCTCGGCGAGGAACTCGTCGCCGTTGGCCAGCCGCACGGGGATGTGGACGGCGTGGTCGGAGCCGGCGTTGGACAGCGCCTGGGCGTCGGCGAGGAACTCGTCGCCGTCGACCAACTGTGCGTTGATCTTGACGGCGATGTCCTTCAACGACTTCCACTCGGCCTCGACCTCGTCGCGGGTCTTGCCGGTGTCGTTGGCGGCGGTGACCTTGATCGTGACTTCGTTGTAGCCGGGATCCGACACGCCCTATCCCTCCCCTCCCACGTCGCGTGGCTGCCGGTAGGCCGCTACTTGCAGTAGGCGCAGCACTTTCCGCATGTCCAGGGCCTCGATCTCGTCCGGTGTCTTGTGCCACCGGTCGCACAGGTCGAGGATCAGCTCGGCGTGCTCCAGTTCGGCGGGTTTGGTGACGGGGGTGCCATCGGAATCGAAGCCTCCACCGAAGTCTCGCCACTTGGCGAGGGCGTGTCCAAAGGGGCTTCTACCTTCCCGGCCTGGGCTTCGGCCCACGCCGAGAACAGGTCCATCACGACCTGCTTGTCCAGGCCCAGCAACGCATCCAGGCTGACCGGTTCGAGTGCGCCGTGCTCGTCGGTCAGGTTCCAGGACACGACGTGCTCGATGAACTGGCGGCCCACGGCCCGGAAGTAGGCGTTGATGGCCTGCGCGCCGGCGTCGTCACCGGGCCACGTGACGGCCTGGGCCTCGTCGGTCCACTCGCCGAACGTCCGCGAGCGGGCCTTGATGGCCAGGCCACCGAACCGGTCAGCGTCCAGCTCCAGGTTGAACACGGTCCGCGGCCGCACCACCTGCGGTGCCTGTTCGGGAGGCGGCCCGGCCGGCCACGCGGCGGCCGGCGCGACACCGTTGAGCGCGGCGGTCACGACGTGGTCCACTCGGGCGGCGTGCCGTCGGCCAGCGACGCCGGGATCTTGATCGTCACCGCACCCGTGTTGTCACGGGACAGCGGGTAGTCGGTGAACAGCATCTCGGCGGCCAGCACCTGCGAGGCGACCTCCAGGGAGGTGGTGCGAGCCACCGACGTCGACGCCACATCGGACAGGGTCTCGTGCAGCATGTTCGTGCCGGTGTCGAACAGTCCACCGAAGGTCATGGTGATGTCGGCCAGGCCCAGCAGCCGTTCGAACGCCAGCTTGTCCAGGCCGGTCACGTCGATCACCGCGCGCGGGGTGGAGATGTCGACTGTGGTGAAGTCGGGGCGCAGCTCCCTCGGCGTGCCCGACGAGTCGTCAATGGACGCGCTGGTCCACCCGAGGCCGGTCTGCTTGCTCGCAGTCATGGTTCGTTCCTTCCCTTTAGCCGCGTGCCAACAGGTCGCGGATGTTTTCGAATCGCTCACCGGAGTCGTCCACGAACGACTGCGCCGAACGGAATCGGACGGTCGCCGAGGGGTTCGGGCAGCCCCGCCAGTCGCCCTGGCGGCGGGTGAACAGTTCGGGTCGGCCGTTGGGGACCTGGTGGCGGTGCCCGAACCCCGGCGTGCCGGGCGGGAACGTGAACAGGGTCATCGACGGCCCGGACCAGCCGCGCTGTTCCACGTGTGCCCTGGTGTTGTCGTGGCGGATGTAGTGGGCCTGCGCCTGCCCCCGCTCGGTGGATTCGTCCACAATAGACTCGAACCCGTGCACGAACTCGGCGCATTCCACCTCCGCGCACGTCGCGGTCCGCCAGTGGGTAGCGCGCGGCGTGGCGATCGAGTAGGTGTCGACGTTGGTGACCGGGTTGCGTGGCGTGATGCGTCCCATCAGAAACTCACCCCTGCGATCTTGTTGCGGTTGACCATGACGGCGAACGCCAACGACGTGAACGTGCCCGTGGTGACGGCGCGCAGGTGCCGGTCCACCGTGGTGACGTTCGACACGACGGCCCGCTGGGCGGAGCGGCCGGCGGTGAGCGTGGCGAACACGATCAGGTCCGTCCACGTCGCCGCGTCGGTCGAGTGCTGCACCTTCACCACCGCGGACGTGCCGGTGAAGGAGAACGCCTGCAGGTATGCCTGCGCACCGAAAGTGGTGGCCGCACCGTTGTCCAGCTCGGTGCCGTTGGTGGCGGCGGTGTCAGTGCGTTTGCCGGGGGTGAGTTGCTTGCCCCACTCCAGGCCGTTGACGCTGGCCTGCACGTCCACCTTGAACGTCAGCGACCCGTCATCCCCGCGGGACGGGTCGTAGTTCAGTTGCTTACCCACACACGACGCGGCGACGTTCCCGATCGCCCCGCCGTGGAAGTAGGAGGCGATCGCGTCGGTGCGCGGCAACAGCGATAGCACCGGGTGCGCCGCATCGGCGTCGGCGTCGTCCGGGTCGCCGGGGTTGAACAGGGACACCCATGCCATGTCGCCGTCGCGGCGGCCACCGCGACGTTCGAACGCGAGCTGGTTGATGCCGGTGACATCGAGCAGCGCGGTGGGGCAGGAGATGTTGGTGATGGCGTTGGTGTCGCCGGACAGGTCCCACCCGTCGACGAACCACTGGTCGCCGAGGCCGGTCTGCTTGGTGGCGGTCATGGAAGTTGGCTCCAAACGTCGTCGACGACCAGGCCGAGGCTGATGGTGAACACCCGGTAGGTGCGGTTGGAGAACGACTGGTACGCGGCGGTGCCGGACAGGGGTGGCCCGTAGGCGCCCAACAGGTCGACCTGGCGGACCAGGCCGCCGAGGTTGAAGTCGCCGGAGTAGGCGGCGAACAGGGCGTCGGCGGCGTCGAGCATGCGGGCGTCCAACGTGTCCGGCACACCCTCGGGCAGCGGCGTGTAGAGGCGCGCGTTGAAGGTCAGCAGCGCCGACGTGGCTGCCAGGCCGGAGGCGCCGCGGGGTGGCGCGACGGTCTGGGGCCAGATCGCGCAGGCCAGGCCGTCGTCGGGTGCGGCGAGCGGTTCGTAGCCGGTGACGCCGGCGTCGAACTGGGCGGTCGCCTGCGCGTGGGAGACGAGCGCGTCGGTGATCGGACGGAACACGAGGCCGCTCATGGTGCGCTGCCCATCTCGCGGAGGAACCGTTCCGGGATCGGGTCGACCAGGCGCGGCAGTTCGCGTTGCAGGGCGATGGCGGCGTGGCGGGCGTTGTGGTAGCCGGGGAATCGGGTCACCGGGCTGTTGCGGCGGCCGATGCCTTCCAGCCAGTAGTTGTAGACGGTGCCTTCGTCGTGCACCGAGGACTGGTCGACGTGGACGGTGGAGTCGTAGTAGCCGGTCGGGTGCTGGAAGGTGGCCTGCATGCCGGAGTGCCACAG